AATGGGCAAATTATATTTGAATGACAACCCTCTCAAATGTTCTGCGATTTCTTTAATTGATTCGTAAGAATTAAGGTTTTTAGCTATCGGGTGAATCAAATTAATATAATCGACTACTATTATATCAGGGCAAAATCCTTTATGTTTAAGTTTGGTGATAAATGAATCAATATGACGTATGGTAACACTTCTTGGTGGATATTCTTTAATTACTAGACGGCTGTTTACTCGGTTTTTAATATGAGATATTTGTTCTGAGAGTTCGTCAGTGTAAGTTTTTAAATCGTTGTGTGGAATTTGCGTTAATTGAGTGGATATGCGTTTTGAATACATAAACTCAGACATCTCTAAGGAGATAAGAAGTACGTTTTTGTCAGCCAAAAGCATGTTTGTTGCTAAATTTCCTAAAACTATAGATTTTCCTACATTGACTTGGCCAGCAAAAACTGTGAGTGTTTTAGGAAAAAGGCCGCCTTCGGTCTTTTCATCAAAAAACTTCCAACTAGTTGGAAGTGGATTGTAAACGGTGGTTAGATCTTTAATGTGCTTGTCGATGTCTTCGAAATACCAATGTCCTAAGTTTTCCTTCAAAGAAATATTGTAAGCCTTTTCGAAGTCTAACAAAATAGAATCTAAAGCTGATGTTTGATTCGAAAAGTTTTCTGCAACGTTTAAAACTGTCTTGTAGACCAATCGTTCTTTTAAGAATTTTTCTGTATTTGAAATTAGTTCTTCTTTGTTAAACGGTCCCTGCAAACCACTCAATTTAGTTTTAATTTCAGCAAGCGCTTTTTTGTCTTCTTCGCTGACAAATCTTGCTTTTATTTCCGTCAATGACGGTACTGTACCTCTTTCTGTAAAAAAAAGGGATATACAATCAATTACTTTGCCGATATTTTTGTCTACAAAAAACGAAGGATCTGTATATGATATAATGGAACTTAAATATTCAGAATCAGTTAAAGCATTATATAATAATACTGACTCAAAATAATCTAAATCTAATTTGGATTGAGTTTTATTATTCGTCATCATCAACTAGTTGATCTTCTTGATTGGATGTATCAGTTGAACCATAACATAATTCTTCTCGGAGTTTTTGTTCTAAAATTGGACACACCTTCTTCCAAAAGTCGACATCCTTTTCAAGGTTCTTTCGGTATCCTACACTCTCTCCTTGAAATTGATATGTCTTACCAGACTGTTCAATAATACCTAAAGCCAAAGCAATATCAAACAGGCCTGTATTTTCATCGAGTCCTGTTTTAAAATTCAAATACAACTCCGTTTTAAGAAAGGGAGGCACAATACGATTTTTAACTGTCATTGCTGACATGGTTACGCCGGAAACGTTGTTAGAAATTGCAATTGATTTTTCATCTGGATTTTCGGAAATTTTTTCATTACGTATAGCAAGTTGTACCAACACAGAGGCCAAATAAATTGGACCTTTTCCTCCAGCTTGATTTTTAATCAAGCTTGGAAACATTTCCATTCCTTCATAAATGTGATTTGAAAAAAGAATCGGAACTCCGGCTTTAGCAGCTTTGTAAGTAATTGATCTCATCATACTCTTTGTTGCTTTAGCTCTTTGTCCTACATCTGCTGCATCTTTACCTTTACGGGCATCCTCAATTTCTTTTGATGACGCGAGGTTTCCAAGAGAGTCTATAGATACGATAAATTTGAGCTTTGGGTCATTTGCTGCAATAACATTATCCAAAAACGCACTTATTTGGTTTCTGCATTCCTCGATTGTTTCGACTGGGTAGTATTTTGTCTTTTTTAAATCTAAACCAACATTTTTAGCGCTATCTTTATCAACAGCGACCTCTGAATCCCAAATAACTGAAATATAGCCTTTCTTTTGAGCGTTGGCCATAATTTTGTTAATAATAAGCGTTTTTCCTGCACCTGATGGCCCAGCAAAACCTGTAATTCTTCCGACAGGAACTCCTTTATATAAGGAACCTGAAATAATAGCATTTAGTGCTTTAGAACCTGTATCGATCCAATCTGAAGGCGTTGATATCGAAGTTTCGTCCATCATTCCTCCGTCAGGATTAAGCTTGTCAACGGAGCCAAAAATATCTTTAAGTGAATTACTCATCTAAAAAAGCATACGACAATTAAACTCAATTTCAACTAAAAAAAAAATCCCACTCCGAAGAGTGGGATTATGATATACAATATACAAGACTAAATTATTTCGCTTCCTCTTCTTCGTCAAAAAGCTTAACTAATTGAGGCTCTGGCTGAGTTTGAGGAGTGGCTTCTACTTGACGAAACATTTGCTCGTATTGAGAAATAAATTGTACTGCAAACGTAACATCGTCAGAAAGAGTAATGTTTGATTTGCGATAATTCCAAACAGTTGGTTCGTTCCGATCAGCTTGAAATTCTCTAAAGAACAAAGGTAGAATTTGTAATTGTAATTGGTTTGTTTGTGGATTTGGTTGTACATGCACAACTGCTGGATTTTCAATTGAAACGGCTTCGTCTGTTTCTGCAACGACTTTACCGATAATTGTTCTGCCGATGGTGTCCAAAAACACCGTTAGTGGTTTATTGTTTGTTTGGTTCATAGTTTATATAATTTAACATTAGATTTTTCAATTTCAACATCGAAATATAAATATTGTAATAATTTTTCTCCTTTTGATGTCAATAAAATTCGATCATCTGAAGCAATGTAAATAATATCGTATACATCCAGCGTGTATAGCAAATCTTCCATCAAATTGGTTTCTAAAAATTCCTGTAAATAGTAATCTTCTTGGGAAATCGAAATAAGAGTGTAATACAATTCATGGCTAGTTAGTGCATCTAAATGTGTATTTTTACTCACAAATTAATTTATGTTATTTCGCAAATAAATCAAACAGATCAGTTTGTATTTCTTTCCCTATCTCTGGCAAAGACCAACCAATTGCTTGATATAACCTTTCTATAGGTTGAGTCACTAACTTAGCAAACATTTTATCCCAATCCACCTTAATGCCAAATTCTTCCGGTAAGATAGAGGTGTATGTTATAGCATCCAATCCGTATTTGTTTTTAGCACAATATAGTTTTTTTACTTTTTGACCGGCTTGAATAGCTTCAAATTTATCGTCTAGTTTCAATTCTTTAATAAGAATATTGTACGCAATTGCCCCTTTTACGTGAGATGGAGTAGCGTTATTAAATTTGTATAAAGATGCTCCATTTGCATATTTTTCTAAATTGTTAATGGAAGTTCTAGCTGCAATGTCGTTGGGGTCTAGTGCCTGAAATGATGTGTGGCAATTTTGATATACCTCGTTTGATTTTTTGCGACATTGAGTAAGCAAAGCTGTTTTTGTTATATCCTCAATTAATTTTTTAACTTTTTTTGGAGTCGTAGAACGAACAAGTTCTACTCCTGTATATTTAAATTTATCGGTCGGTACACCCTCGACATCTAAAACGTGGAGTATATATCTTTTCTTTTGAAGAAAAATACCTACGTCTGAAATAACTTCTCTTTTAAAAACGTAGCGAGGATCTACAGAAAATAATTCTTTTTTTGCCCACTCAAGAATTTCTTTATTTACTATCTCGTCAAGCTCGTTAACAAATTTGTGGGCTTTTTCTGAAATTTCGTTGCCGTTAAGCAAATCAATTTGGAATTTTTCAAGAAATGGATTTACTGTAATATAAATCGAATCTGTATCTTGATATAGGGTGCAAGACTTATCGATATTGTATTTTTGTTTTAGATAGCAATCAATAATTTCAGCTCCAGCTTTCGCCACGTTTTGGCCAGTGACCGTAATTGATGTTGCGTTATCAATATCCATCAACGAAGAATGTTTGTTCGCAAATGTACCGTAAATTGAATTCAATAAAATTTTAAAAGTATATTGAAGCGTGTCTAAATAAGTTATTTTAAGCAAGGTTTGCTTGTCTGACTTTTTTAATTTTTTAAGTAAAGTTAATTCGTTTTTGGTATTTACTCGCTCTTTGTAAATTTGATCAATAAGGTTCGGAATTACCCCTTTTGTTTTTTGAGAATATAAAACACCAGCTTTTGAAAGTGCTACTTTTTCGGTTTTCAAAAAGGTGTGAAATTTATCAATAGAAAGAGTGTGAGATTTTCCGTTTAACAAAACTAGTGCTACTTCTTTGTCTGTTTGATCAATTACTTTGCCTAGTTTGGTTTCAGGAGATATGTTTAACGTAATAATTGTATTTGGATACAAAGAATTTACGTCAAAACTTACAATTGCTTTTTGCAAGCCTTTTTCTGGATCTCTTACGTAACCTCCTTCGTATGACTCTCTATCAATTTTGTTCGGAAAAGTAGGAATGACATAACCTTGCTTTGAAGCTTGTATCGCAACAGCTCCTGTTACAATTGCTACTTTACCTAAAGCTGACTCGAAATTTGTACATCCTTTATAAGAAAGTATTCTAGCAATTTCCAAAAATTTAAGCTTTTCTTCCAATCTCACAAGCAAGTGAACGTCTTGTATATTATAGTCTACAAATGTCTTCCAATCCGTTTGTGCTAATTCTCCGAGACTGACAGCGTTGTGTGCTATTTTTCCTTCGCCTAGTTCTAATTCGGAAATATAATTCAAGCTAAATGATTCCTTTTCTCCTGGAGAAAACGTCTTGTACAAGTCCATATAATCCAAAAGGGATATGCCTTGGATCGACCATATGGTTGTTTCTTTGCCCATATCAGTAAAGACTTTTCTTCCTCTGACATTGCCTGTCGGAGATAACTGATTGATAAAATCTTCCCCAAAAACTTTTCTAAAACGATTTATAATATACGGAAAATCGAACCCTTGAGAATTCCAGCCTGACGCAACATCTGGATAATCCAACTTCCAAAAATCCACAAATCTTAAAATTAAGTCTTGCTCATCTTTGCATCTATAATAAACGCAATCCTCTATAGAAGGAGAGTATTCGTTTTTTAATCCCCAAGTGTGTGTAATTTTTTTAATGCTATCATACACAGTAATTAAATTAATGGGAACTGCTGCTTTTTCAGGAGTAGGAAAGCCGGATTCAAAAGTAGTATCAACCTCAATATCCAATAAGAAAATTTTAAGAGGAAATTGAGAAAATTCTGGATCATTATTTTGATCCTTATACATTTCTATAAGAAATTGTTGCTCTGGACCTAAATTGTGAAATATTCTTTTGTTTGCAGTGTTGTCAACGAATCTGCGTCTCTCAATGCTGTTTTTGAATTGCTTCTTTACAAGCGACGTTTTGAAAATAGACGTTGCATCACTCGAACCTTCTTTCTCTAAGAAAAGGTACGGTCTAAACGGTATTTCGGTATCTATCCTGTCCCCATCTTCTGTCCACGTACGCAAAAATACTGATTCATTAAAAGGATTATAAGAAGCTGAACGATACATATTCGTTCTCTACTTTAGACGAAATGTTAAGAATGTCAAACGATAAATCTTCTTTCAGAAGATTTATAAGGAGTAAAGTACACTTCGTAGTGTTTCATTAAATTGTGATCATCATCTAGCCAAAACTTTTCAGCAAAAGCTCGTGACTTTTTGCACATATCTGAATATGTTGTTTGATTTTTTAACGCTGTTTTAATGCAATCAATAAACTCATTTCCGTTTTTGTATTTCAAAAAAGCATCTTTGTATGTAACCATATCTGGACATACACATGGCAAACCAAGTGCACCCGCTTCAATTAATTTAATGTTGGATTTACAACGATTAAAATTATTGTCTTGTAAACACGCAAAGGTCAATTGAGCTCCAGAGTTAGCCATAGTTTCAGGAAATTCTGATAACTGGACCCATGGAAAGAATTTCATTTCTCCTTTGTCGATAAAGGGTTTTAGCGTCAATGGATAGCTACCGTAAAAATGCCAATTGAATTCAGTTCTGGTTTTAATAATATTGTCCACAACAAACGCAAAGTCGTCTTGTTGATTGGTTCTGTTAAGCACATCACAATGAGTGCCTGAAGCAAAAATAGCAACTATTGGTTTTTTCTTGTTTTTGTCGTAAGCTTTTAGTAATTGATTGAGATTGTAGTATCTATCAAACCACCATTTCATAAGATAGTTTGGAATTACTGTAATTTTTTTATTGTCAATCTTTGATGACATGTATTCTTTAAAGTAATCGGTTGTAACAACAATTTCGTCCATAATACCAAGAATGTCTTTAATGGACGATTGAATTTCAGGTGAAGTAAACGCATCTCTGTTTCGATTGTAAATAGGAATATCTTCCGCAAAAACTACATCATCTACTTCGTAAATCATTTTAGTTTGTTTTTGTGTGCGTTCTCCCATTTGTTTAAGAGCAAATAAAAAGTCCTTTTGGTATGTTGTTGCTTGTCTTTGTACTTTAATGGAGTCAACGGTTTGATAAAACCGTTCATCTAAAATC